ATGAACAATGACAGCACAATCATGGGCGGTGTGCAACCGTCTGTTGAAAAAGTGAAGCAAATCAGGGAGCAAGATATCGGGGCTGAATACAAGGGTGTGGGCGGGCCGCGCCCGCCGCGCTCGACTCTGGCGCGGTTGCAGCTCACCCGCCCACGCACGACCGAGGAAATGCGTAAGCTGGCCGAGGAGGTGTGGCGGCAAAAGGGGCTGGCGCTGATCGACCCGCTGCTCATCACCGACGACTTCGCCCGGCAGGCGCTTATCAACGAAGCCAATCGTCTGTATGGCCGCAACCGCAACGAGGTACGCTCATGAAAAAACGCCGTTATGTGCAAAGCCGTTCGCGCGAGTATGGCGAGATCGATCATGGCACCGCCGAGCGCTGGACCCATAGTGCCTATGAAATGGTGCAGACCGAACTGCGCGGCATCTGCGCCATGCGGGCGCTGGAGGAGTGCGCGCTGGACCGCTGGTTGATGGTGGGGGCCATCACACGCGGCGAGCATGAGGCGGGCCTGCAGCTGCGGCGCGACTATGTGCAGGGTGGTGTCTCGCTGCTGGCCAATCGGGTCTATGACGGCGTACGCGGGCCCACGCCCGGCGCAAGTTGGCAAAGCCCGGCCGAGCGGCGCACTGGATCCGCCGAGCAGGCCTATCGCCGCTGGCGTGGCGCCGTGCAGATGCTGGGGCAGCGGCTTTCCCTCATCGCCATTGCCGTGTGCTGCGAGGATGGGGCGTTGGTGTGGCACCGGCGCGAGGAGCTACGTCAGGCTCTCGCGCTGTTACAAAAGCACTTTGGTATCCGCGAACCCTAGCCGCGTTAAGAAAGAGATTAACAATACACCCCTCCGGCCCCGCGCCGGAGGGTTTTTGTATGGGTTTTTGCTTGCGCCTGACAGTCGTTGTCAATTATGCTCCCGTCCAAATAGGAGACAGCACTATGACGGCTCACAACACGAAATACGCGACGTTTGCGCTCCGTGTTCTACTCGATGAACCCACGGCAGGTTTGCGCGCACTCCTGACCTCGGCATCATCAACACACGCGCGGGCCGAGAGTGCTTTGCCTAATGTCGTGCGAGATTTACAAATTCTGGCCCGCCAACTCCTACCGCGCAAAGATGTTCCGCAGCTTTTCGGCCAGCTCTACGACGAAGTCACGCCAGTCAAGCGCGCCGATGCCGCGCTTGGGCTCTATCTGCTATCCAGTGACACAGCTATGCCTGCGAAAGCCGAACCAAACGCCTCCTTTGCCTTGCGCACGCTGTGCACGGCCTTGGCCGAGCAGAAGCCTTCCGCCGCGTTTGACTTTGTCGCCCGCCGCACCGGCATTTTTATGGGTATCCCGGTTCTGGCGCAAATGGCCAATGGTGTGGCCACCCGCGCCGCGTTCACCATGAAATCGCCCCAGCGCCGCGAGCTTCTGAACAAAGTCCGCGCCGATCTCGGCTTTTTTAAGTAAACCTAGCAGTCAGGATAATACCATGACACAGCCAGTCTCTGCGCTTTCCCTCGAACAGGCCTTGCGGGTTCTGATTCAGGCCGAGCGTGACCAACGCGCCGATCCGAGTAAAGCTTTTGCAGAAATGGTCAGTCAAGGGCCACTCACTGCCTCGGTTGACACCCTGGTCACGACGCTTTCTCGTCCAGAAGCGACAGGTGTCTTTGCAACGTTACAGGCTACCTTGCCTCCTGCTGAGCGGGCGCGCTTTGCCGCCAATGTCGCTACGGCAGCCGAACTCGCCAATGACCTGCGCCCGGAGGGGGCGCCAAGTGCGCACCCGGTACAAGAGGAGGCTATTCGCGTTATGGCCTCAGCCTTGCGTGAGCTGCGTCCCGCCCAAGCCATGGCTATTCTGGCCGAGAGCATCATGCCGCTGTTTCCTTTAGTCGCGGCTGAAGCGGGCCTGCGCTACCTTAATGACATCCGCCCCGGCGTGCCAGAGCGCACCCGGCATAGCCTTGACAAGGTTCACCTCCAGCTACGGGCACATATTGAAAATTTTTTACCCTGAGATTTTCTCAGTGTTCTGATTTGTGAGGTTGTTACACCTCCAGCCGCTCGAGACATCCTTGGAGTTCATGGTTCTTGTGGCTATACTTGGAGTCTATAAATGACGGACCACCCCCAGCCCATTCACTTGTTTGATGTGCCGGTGCATCGCGACGCGCTGTATCTGACCAACGCCTTGCAACTTACACCAACGCAGGCCATGACCGTACTGCTGCAGAGCTATCGCCGCTTGCACGGGCTGTATCCCAAGCTCAATCCGGTCTTGCGTGCGCCTGTGCTGCAAAGCATTCGCGAATATGTGTTTGTGCAGGAGCGGGTCGATCAGCTGTTCGAGCGCACGCTTGCCGCGAGTGCGCCAGAGGACCGGCTGCCATTGGCACTGTCGATGTCGCGGTTGGCATCGGAAGCCTTCGAGCATGGGGACCGGCAGTTGTTCGAGCGTGAACCGCAACGCCTGGCACCAATCGCGCAGCTGGAGGCCAGCTGTGTTTATGCACTGATGAGCGAGCTTGATCTGACCCGGCCTCTGGACTCCTTCGCGAAGGTCAGTCGTCATCGCTCGCTCTTTCAGGGGCGCAAGATGCTGGTCGAGATGGCGTTGATGGTGGTGCATCGGCTCGAGCCATCGCGGCATCACCCGCATCTGGTTCCAGCGGTCAATGAACTTGTCAAAGATCTGACGCTGTAAGCCAACTTTGCACTTGACATTTGCCCACACTTGGGGTATTGATTTTCCTACGGCGCGGTCTGTCCAAACGACACCGCGCCGCTTTCATTTCCGCATCTCACCCTTATAAAACAGGCCTTTCCATGACTTCTGACCAACCGGGCGTCAGCGAGCTGGCGCGGGCGCGTGTGTTGCACCTCGCCAGTATCGGTGTGCCGTTCGATGATATTCGCGCCCTTACAGGTACGCAGCCGGATGGCACGGTGCTTGGCACCGATGACTTCAAACAGGCCTATGCACATGAGCTGCGTGTTGGTTACGCGCAGGCCAATGTCGAGGTCAGCAAGGCGCTGTTCGAGCAGGCCAGCAATGGCAAGTCGGCCACCGTCACGCTGGCGTGGGCCAAACACAAGCTGGGGTGGGGCGACACACAATCGCAAGAGGAGCCCTCGCATGACGCACGCGCTCACAGCGCCCACGCTCTGGCAGCCTTACAGCAACTTCTGGACCAGCTGGCCGGCGCCAAGGCAAGCGGCAGTCCTGTCGCGGCTGAACTGGCTGACTGCGGCCCGGCCGGGGCAACTGCCCCCGGCGAGTAACTGGCACACCTGGCTGCTGCTGGCGGGGCGTGGTTATGGCAAAACCCGCTGCGGGGCCGAAGAATTTGCGTGGCAGCTCATGCGGCACGATGGCTGGCGCGGTGCCATTGTCGCCCCCACCATGGCCGATGCGCGCGATACGTGTGTCGAAGGCGAGAGCGGCTTGCTCAGTCTGCTGCCGCCGGAGTGCGTGACGAACTGGAACCGTTCACAAAACGAGATTTTTCTGAGCAACGGCAGCCGGATCAAGCTGTTCTCCGCCGATGCGCCCGAGCGCCTGCGTGGTCCGCAACATCATGTGGCGTGGGGCGATGAGGTGGCGGCGTGGCCAAGCAGTGACGCGCTCGATCAACTGCGCTTTGGCCTGCGTCTTGGTGTTAATCCGAAACTGATTTTGACCACCACGCCCAAACCCTTGGACCTGATCCGCGAGTTGCTGACGCAAGAAGGGCAGGGCGTAGTCGTTACGCGCGGTCATACCTTTGAGAATGCCGCCAATCTGGCTCCCGCTGCGCTGCGCGAACTGCGCACGCGCTATGAAGGTACCCGCCTTGGCCGGCAAGAGCTGTATGCCGAGGTTATTGATGAGGTGGCGGGGGCGCTCTGGTCGCCCGCGATGATCAAGCGTGTGAATTGTGCTCCGGCGCTGCACCGTCTTGTCATTGCGGTGGATCCGGCCGTCACCAGCGGCGAGAACGCTGATAGCACCGGCATCATCGCCGCCGGGCTTGGTGCCGATGAACAGATTTATGTACTGGCCGACCGTACCATACGCGCTTCGCCCGATGCCTGGGCGCGGCGCGTGGTGGCGCTGTATGACGAGTTGCAGGCCGATCTGGTGATTGGCGAAGTGAATCAAGGTGGCGATCTGGTCGAAAACCTGTTGCGCCAAGTTGCACCGCAGCTGCCCTTTAAGGCCGTGCATGCCAATCGCGGCAAAGTGCTGCGCGCCGAGCCAGTGGCCGCCCTGTATGAGCAGGGTCTGGTACATCATGTCGGGATGTTTCCGGCACTTGAAGGCGAGATGACCCGCTTTGCGCCCGGCACGCTGGTTACTTCGCCGGATCGGGTCGATGCGCTGGTCTGGGCCATTACCGAGCTCAAGTTTCATCATCATCCGCCGCGCTTGCGGCATTTGTAGGAGTGAGCATGTTCTCATTTTTCAGATCACAACCCGCTACCAAAGCCAGTCGCACTGGCGCACTGCTCTCGCTCACGACGGTCGGTCAGCCGCGCTGGACGCCGCGTCGCTATGACCGTCTGGCCGAGGAAGGCTACCGCCGCAATGTCATTGCTTTTCGCTGTATCCGTGAGATCGCCCAGAACGCGGCCTCGATTCCGTTCCTGCTGTTTCGTGGGCGCGAGGAGCTGGCCACGCATCCCTTGCTCACGCTGCTGGCGCGACCTAACCCGTTGCAATCGGCCCCACAGCTGCTGGAAAGCCTCTATGCGTTTCAGCTCATCTCCGGCAACGCGTATCTGGAAGGGGTGCGGGCGGACGGAGCGCCGCGCGAGTTGTGGGCGCTACGGCCCGACCGCGTGAAGATCATTCCCGGCCCGCAAGGGCTGCCCGCCGCCTATGAGTACAGTGCCGGTGGTCGCAGCATCAAATGGCCGACCGATCCGCTCACTGGCGCGTGTGACGTGCTGCATCTCAAGAGCTTCCATCCCACGGATGACTGGTATGGCCAAGGCCCGCTCGAGGCCGCACTGACCGCGATTGACCAGCATAATCAGGCGGGCGCGTGGAATCAGGCCTTGCTGCAAAATGCAGCGCGTCCCTCCGGCGCTTTAGTCTATGCACCCAAGGACGGCCCGGCGCTACTGAGTGAAGACCAGTTTGCTCGCCTCAAGCGCGAACTGGAGGAGCAGATCGAGGGTGCTGCCAATGCTGGCAAGCCACTGCTGCTCGAAGGCGGGCTGGACTGGAAGTCGATGGGCTACAGCCCGACCGATATGGACTGGCGGCAGGGGCGCGATGCCATCGCGCGTGAAATCGCGCTGGCGTTTGGGGTGCCACCGCAGCTCATCGGCTTACCGGACAGCCAGACCTACAGCAATTACCGCGAGGCGCGGCTGGCTTTTTATGAAGATACCGTGTTGCCGCTGGCCTTTGCGCTGCGCGACGCGCTTAATGCCTGGCTATGTCCGCAATTCGGCGAAACACTCCGCCTTGACTTTGATCTCGATGCCGTCAGTGCGCTCAGTCCGCGCCGCGATGCGCTGTGGGAGCGCATCAGCAAAGCCGATTTCCTCACGGCTGACGAAAAAAGGCAGGCGCTAGGTTATGGTACGCCTTAATTCAAGCCGGCGCGGTCAAACTTGCTGATCTTTTCAGGCCGAATGTTCATCTCATGGCGGCACTGATTGAACTGCTGCAGATCCGCCTCGGTCATGACCCGGCCCTGCGGCGTGCGTGAATCCTGCACACGGGCATAGACAACGTCCCCTTGTAATACCCCGTCAACGCGGCTGCGGGTGCGCCAGTTGCTCCCATCGACCAGAGTTTGAAACACCAGATGGAACCGGCCCTGACCACCCGCCGGCCAGCTGGCCTCGATCTCGGCGGGCTGGGTGTATTGGTCGCCACCGACCACCGCCTGATAGGCAATGTCGCACGAGAGTGGCACTGCATCCGGTGTTTGCTGGCGTGTGGCAATGCGCCCGGTCAAGGCGTTGAATAACTCGTGGGGTGTGATGCGGGTGCGCGGAAACTCGGTAACCGGGGCGGGTGGCTCGGCAAACTCATTCACAGCGCGAACGATACGTTCAAGCAGAGAGACAGCAAGCATGGTGACCTCCTTGGTTGGCCCAAAGCTAGTGAGGCGCTACAGCGAGGGCAAGTGTCAAACACCCGTTAACCATAAAAATATTTGTTCGTTCCCCTGACCATAAGGATACCTGCATGACTGTGACTTCAGCGGCGCCCAGCGCCTTTCTGCTTAAAGCTGTCAATGATTCCAAAGGGATCATTGAGGGCTATGCCTCGCTTTATAATATGGAGGATAGCGAAGCCGACATGATCGCGCCGGGCGCTTTTGACGCATCCCTCGCGCAGTGGAACCGCTCGGGCCGCCAGCCGCCGCTGCTGTGGCAACACGATCCCACGCAGCCGATTGGCCTGTGGCAACTGCTGAAGACAGACAAGACAGGCCTGTTTGTGCGTGGTCAGTTGTTTGTGGGCGAGGTGGCCCGCGCGGCCGAGGCGTATGCCTTGCTCAAGCGTGGGGCGCTCTCCGGCTTGTCGATCGGCTATCGGCCCGAAGTGTCGCGCCGCGATGGCAAACGTGGCGTGCGTATCCTCGAGCGCCTCAAGCTCTACGAAATTTCTCTGGTCACTTTTCCCGCGCTGGAAGCGGCGCGGGTCAGTGCCGTCAAAGCCCGCATGGGCGACGACGGCCTGCTATCAGCCCTGCGCTCGCTGCAAGACGCGATCCGCCGGGCGATGCCCGTTTCCACCCAACGTTAACAAGTGAAAGGATAATCGATGGATTCCCAAACCGAAACCCGCGACATGATCGATGGTGTGCAGCGCCAGTTCGAGGCGTTCAAGGCCGCGCATGATCAGGAGCAGCATGAAATCCGCACCAAGGGTGTGGCCGACTATGTCACCCGCGACAAGGTCGAGAAGATGGGGCAGGTGCTCGCCGCGCTTGATGAAAAGCTGGCCCGTCAGGCCATTGCCGCCAAGCGGGCGCCGCGCGGTTTTGAAAGTGCCTACGACCCGCAGGCCGATGCGCACGGCAAGGCTTTCAACGCCTTTCTGCGTAAAGGGCAGGAGGGCGACCTGATCGCACTCGAGCGCAAGGCCATGAGCGTGGGTAGCGATCCGGAAGGCGGCTATATGGTGCCAACCGAACTCAATGCGCGTATTGCCACGCGTTTGCGTGATTTTACGCCGATGCGCCAGCTCGCCACCACTATCGAAATTTCCTCCGATGCGCTGGAGATGCTGTCCGACCGCAACGAGGCCGAAGCCAACTGGGTAGCTGAAACCGCCGCGCGGGCTGAGACCAACACCCCGCAACTGGGCAAGGTGCGCATCCCCGTGTTCGAGATTGCGGCGCAGCCCAAGGTCAGCCAGAAGCTGCTGGATGACGCTTCCATCAATGTGGAAGAGTATATCGGCCAGAAGGTGGCCGATCGCTTTGCCCGCCGCGAGGCCGATGCTTTCATCAATGGTGATGGCGTCAGTCGCCCACGCGGTATCCTGAGCTATACTGTCTCCACCAATGCCGATGATGTGCGCAGCTGGGGCCAGTTGCAGTATATTCCCTCGGGGAGCGCGGGGGCATTTGCGGCATCCAATCCGGGCGATAAGCTCTTGGATCTGGTCTACAGCCTCAAGGCTGCGCATCTGCCACGCGCCAGCTGGCTGATGCCGCGCTCGGTCAGCGCCGCCATTCGCAAGCTCAAGGGCGGCGATGGCAATTATCTGTGGCAAACCAGCTTGACCGCCGGGCAACCGCCAACTCTGCTCGGCTTTCCGGTGCTGTTCGCCGAGGATATGCCCGCGCTGGCCGCCAATTCGCTGTCACTGGCGTTTGGCGATTTCCAGGATGGCTATACCATTGTTGACCGTCTGGGCATCCGCATGCTGCGCGATCCCTACACCGACAAGCCGAATGTGAAGTTCTACACCACCAAACGCGTCGGCGGTGATGTGGTCAACTTCGATGCGATCAAACTGATGAAGTTTGCCACCACCTAACCTGTCTCCATCCCATTCGTCAGCGTCATTCCGGCGAAGGCCGGAATCCATCTCCCGACTGTGCAGCTTGCGGGTTGATTGCGAGATGGACCCCGGCCCCCGCCGGGGTGACGGCATGGGAATTTTGTATTTCCTTTTTTCAGGAGTTCCTCATGACCCTTCGTGATCTTCGTAACAACGTCTCTCCCGCGCACAGTCTTGAACCGGCGGTGCGCCCAACCGGCACCTACACGGGGACCGGGGTTGACTTGCAGGGCTATCACAGTGCGCTGCTGCTGGTTCATTTTGGTGCTTATACCAACGGTACTCATACGCCGACGCTTGAGCACTCGGATGATAATGCATCCTATGCCACCGTTGGCGCAGCCGAGCTGGACGGTTCGCTCAGTGCGGTCAGCGCGGGCGGCGGGGCCAACAGTGTGCAGCTGGTCGGTTATAAAGGCAGCAAGCGCTATGTGCGGGCGGTGATGACGGTGGCCAGTGGCGCCACTGGTGCGGCCAGTGCCGCGACGATCGTACGCGGCACCCCCGTCACCATGCCGACGGCGTAAAGAGAGGATCAGGCTGGCCGGGGCGCGAGCGTTCCGGCTGGCTGTTCCATCACGCGATGAATGACACGGCGCAACACACGCAGGCTGAACTGGAAGCTGACCGGATCGGGCACATTGCTCACTCGCACGGCCGGTTTCCACACAGCGGAGCGGCGCTCCTGCTCCAGCTCAATCAAGCGGCGCACCACGCGGCGCGTCAGGTTGAGGCTGATGCGAAACGCATGCTGCACTGAACTCGGCTTGTCAGCGTCGTTGTTTGAATCGCCCATTTTGAAACTCCCGCGATCTCCCATCGCACGAGTCAGATTAACGCGGTTCCGGTTAATTCCCCGTAAAGGAATGGTGGAGCTTACCGCAATTTTTTCTAGGAGCCTGATATGCCTGATCTGTTTGCAGCGCACAGCACGGGGCTGGATAGCCCGGCCAGCCGCGCTTTTGCCATTACCCCCAATGATTCTACAGACTTAGCCGATGTGACACGCGGCCTGCATACCGGCAGCGGAGGCACCATCGTGCTGATCCTCAATGAGGATACGGCGAGTGTGACCCTGTCCGGTGTTCCCGGCGGGGTGATATTGCCGCTGCGTGTCAAGCGGGTGCTGGCCACAGGCACCACGGCGTCAATGAATTTGATCGGGTTGCTGTAATCATGCGGATGGCCTTAGCCAATGCACTGACGCGCAGTCCGGGTGAGGGACCATCCTTTTCGCTGGATCTGCTGCGCGACACACTCGATAGCCGGTTGAGTTTCAGCCGCGCCTCGGGGGCCACAGATATGGTCGGCGGTACACTCATCAGTTACCCGACCGATATCCCGCGCATCAGTGCGGCGAGTGGGTTGTTGATCGAGGAACCGCGCACCAATCTGGCCTTTGGCAACTCATTTGCGGCCAACACCGGTATGAGCGGAACGGGCAGCCAGAGCGATCCGCTCGGCGGCAATGCCGCCCTGTTGCTCACCGAGGATACTGCTAGCAGCGCGCACAATGCGGCCACCAACAGTATGGCGCTCACCGCGGGTCAGCTCTACAGCATCAGCCTGTTTGTCAAAGCGGGTAGCTGCAATCGGGTGCAACTGCTCGCGCAGTCCAACATTTCCGCCGCCACCGTCTATGCCAATTATTTTCTGAGTGGTGCCGGGAGCGTGAGTGCCAGCGGCGCGGGCGCGAGTAACAGCTTCATTACAGCTCTGGAGGGTGGCTGGTACCGTATCGGCCTGACCTTTACCGCCAGCGCGTCGGCCAGCGGGCAGTTTTATGTGGCAACGCTGGTGACGGGCAGCGAGACACGGGCGCCAACTTTTACCGGCACCAGCCGTACCGTCACCGCCTGGGGTCCGCAGCTCGAGCAGGGGGCGTTTACCAGCAGTTATATCAGCACCACCACCGTTGCGGCCACCCGCGCCGCCGATTTGTGCAGTATTACGCCGGGCAGCTGGCTGAATCTGAATGAAGGGACATTATGGATGGAGGCCACCAGCGGGGGGATCGATACGGGAGCAGTTAACGCCCCGCGGTTGTGGCGTCTGCGCGATACCAATGCCGACAATTATCACGAAGTGCGACGCCATCCCGCCGATCGCACCCTGCGTGGCGGCACCAATACCGCCACAGTGAGCCAGTCCAACCTGACAGCCGAGATGTGGAGTGATGCCACCACCGCACACAGTGCTTACGCCTGGCGCCATAATGACATGGCCCTTTGCTTTGCCGGCAACACGGCGCAAGCGGATACCAGCTCACCGGGCGGCATGGCCAGTGGCCTCAATTTGCTGCGTTTGGGTGCAAGTGCCAATAATGCCGGTTTCTGGAATGGCTATCTGCGCCGTCTGCGCTGCTGGACGCGCCGTTTGAACAACGACCAACTGAAGGCGATCACGCAATGAGCACCGACTATTATGACTATGCGTTTGACAGCGATGACGTCAACGCCTTCCTGCCGCTTCTGGCCAGCGAACCCAATCTTATTGGACCGCGTCCCGGCCATCCTGATATGGCGGGTAGTGATCCGGCCCGGTTTTACCTGCGGGTGCGGGCCACAGCGCCACTGGAAGCTCCGGCCAATGTGGCCGTAACGGATCCGGCCATTGCCGAGGCGGTGCTGGGGGTGTGGGCATGAGCGCGCTGCTTCTCATCACGCCGCCGGTGGGCGAACCTGTCACGCTGGCCGAGGCCAAAGCCCACTGCCGGGTGGATAGCGCGGTCGATGATGCGCTGCTGGGCAGCCTCATCACTGCGGCACGACTAATTGCCGAGGTCACGCTGGGCCGGGCGCTGCTTACCCAAACCCTACGCTATGTGGCGGATACGCCGCCGCCTACAGCGGCGCTTGAGCTGCCGCGCCCGCCGCTGCAAAGCATTGCTCATATCAAGACGTATGATGAAGCTGATGCGCCGACGGTATTTGCGGCAAGCAACTATTTTACCGACAATGCTAATGCACCCGGTCGGGTCGTGTTGCGCGCGGGGGCTAGTTGGCCAGTGCCGGGGCGTAGTGCCAACGGATTTGAGATTCAGTATGTGGCTGGCTATGGTGTGGCTGCCGATGTACCGGCGGCGATTAAACAGGGCATTCTCGCGCATATCGCGCACCTTTATGCCCATCGCGGCGATGATCTGCAGCGGGAAGGCCAGCCCGACCCGCGAGCCATTGCCATCCCGGCGGACGCTCTGGCTCTGTATGCGCCCTATCGGTTGCTGCGGGGTGTGGCATGATCGGGGCCGATTTTCTGCGCACGCTCCCCGAGCGGCTGCGTGCTGTTTTGCGCGAGAGCGCCGAGCAGGTCGCGGCGCGGGCCCGCACGGCCGCGCCAGTGCACAGCGGTGAGCTGTCGCGCTCGATTGACGTGATCGAGGATGCGCAGGGCGTTGGCGTCTGCGCCAGCGCACCGCAGGCCGTGATTATTGAACTGGGCAGCTATCGCCGCGCTGCGCAGCCCTTTCTGCGCCCGGCATTACTTGACGAGCGTGAGGCGCTGAAGGCGCGCATTCGGCGCATCCTGACGGAGATGGATCATGACTGACCTGCTCACCCCCACACTGGCCGCGCTGCAGACGCGGCTGGCCAATGATGCGGGCTTGCAAACGTGGCTGGGTGCGCCTGCGCGGGTCTATGATCTGCGCCCGGCGATGGCCACTTTTCCCTACATCACCATCGGGCCGGTCGAGCTGCGGCCTGCTGATACCAAAAATGTGCAGATGCAGAACTTCTTGGTTACGGTGCAGATCTTTTCGCGGCAGGTGACCGGGGCCGAGTGCCATGCGTTACTCAGTCAATTACGCGGGTGTTTGCATGACGCCAGCTTTGCCATTACCGGCGCGGCGCTGGTGCGCTGTCAGGAGGAGTTTGCCAGTGTGTTCACCGACGCCAAGAGCGAGACCGCTCAAGGCTTGGCGCGTTATCGGCTGGTGGTGAGTGCTTAGCCCTTAGCGCCACCCAAGGTGAGGGCGGGGGCGGCCACTGCCTTGAGTAAGGCGCGATCCAGCCCTTTGGGGTGGCTGTGTGGCTTGAGCGAAAGTTTAGGTGCCAGCATGGTTTCAAACCGGACGCGCGGGCTCAGGCCCAGCAGGTCCTTGATATGCGCACGCTGGGCCGGCGTTAGCAGTAGCACCGAAGTTTCCGCCTTCGGCTCGGGGGCAGATTGGAAGAGTGGGCCGGGCTGGGATGTCACATCAGCATCATATAGCACCCAACGCGGCGCTTCAGGCACCTGATCATCGCGGCGGAAATAGCTCTGCACAAACCGGGCCGCTAGAAACATGAAGAACGGGTCGAGATCATCAGTCCTTTCGACCACCGCCACATGGCGGATGGCTGGCGCGAACGCTGAGCTATAGCCATCGCTTAATCTCAGCAGTTCAGGAATGGGAAGTGTTCCTGTGGTCGGCGCGGGCACAATGGCATCAAGGCCAATGCGGTGATCGGTCTGAATACAGGTTTTGAACTCTTTCAGCTCGGAGGCTGGGCCACTGCCCAGATCGTGCAGGCCGCGCTGTGCGGCGCTGATCGACTTGAGCAGGAATTGGCTGATCTGTCGGCTGGTAATGCCGGGATAAAATTGCGAGCCGAGTTTCAGCGGATTGAACACCAAACGGTCAACCAGTCCGGGGGCCAGATCAATCTGGCGCGGGTTGAATTTGTCTTTAATCGGCATGGCGGCTGGCCCTGTAAAGTCAGACTTCGGCATGCGGCCAGTGTAGCAAAGTTTTCTTAACAAAGCCCTGTGTGGGCTGAAATATCACGCTTAATCAACACGTTGGAGGATATACAGATGCCTATTAGTAAAGGACGAACCCTGCTGCTCAAACTGGGTAGCGGCGGCAGTGCAGTAACAGTGGCGGCCATGCGCACCACCCGCTTTACCGTCAATGGCGAGACGGTAGAGATCACCAACAAGGACAGCGCGGGGATGCGCACCCTGCTCGATGGCGCGGGCACCGCCAAGTTGTCGGTTAACGCGGCGGGCCTGCTTTCGGGCAGCACACAGGCCACCGACTTTATCACCCGCACCCTGAACCGCACGCTCGATGCCTATCGCCTTGAATTTGACAATGGCGATGTGATTGAGGGCAGCTTTCAGTGCGTCAGCTTTGAAGCGGCGGGCGATTATAACGGTGAGCAGACCTATAGCTTGCAACTGGAATCATCCGGCTCCCTGACCGTGAGCGCAGCATGATCGCACTGGAGCTTGACCATGTTTATACACTTAAGCCAACTTTTGCCGCGCTACTGGCGCTGGAAGAGGCGACGGGCACCGGGCTGGTGGCGCTGGCCCGCCGCTTTGCCGAAGGTACATTTACGCTGGCCGAGTTATTGGCGGTTATCCGCAGCGGGCTGGTGGAGCCTGTGCCGGCTGATCTGGCCGAGCAGTTGGGTCGCAAAGGGATTGCGGCGCTTACACCGGTGGTGGGCGCGTATCTGCACGCGGCGCTAACCGGAGAGTTGCCGCCGGGAAAAGCATAAGCGGCGCGCGCGCCCCGCTGCGGCACTGGCAGGGCTATGCCTTGGCCCAGCTGGGCTGGAGTCCGCGCGACTTCTGGTCGGCCACGTTGGCCGACCTGCGTGCTGCCGCCGATTATCAGCGCGATGCCGCCAGTGGCTTGATGGAAGAGGATGTGCGCGAGTTGAAGTATTGTCTAAAAATCCCTCCCTCGCTGGCTACCAGATGACAGAGCGGAAAAGATGACAGCGGGGGAGGTTAGGTGGGGGCTTGTGACAAGCATTTCCAGCCCCCACCCCGACCCCCCCCAAGCAAGTTGGGGGAGGGGGCAGAGAGAGGAAACTAGAATGGAACTCGACCAACTGATTGTCCGCATCGAAGCGGACAGCAAACCCATTCAAACCGCGCTGGACAGTGTCAGCACACAGGCCGACCGCACTTTGGGCGATGTCGCCCGCTGGGGCGACCGCATCAGCACCAGCTTTGTCAGTGCCGCGGTGCATGGCAAAGGGCTGGGCGAGGTATTGCGTGGCATTGCCCGTGATCTGGCCAATTCCACTTTGCGCAGCACCGTTATCAACCCGCTGGGCGATCTGCTCGGTGGGGCGATTGGCGGCCTGTTTGGTCGCGCCGGGGGCGGCAGTGTCAGCGCTGCCACGCCCTATGTGGTGGGCGAGCGCGGACCAGAGCTGTTTGTACCCAGCAGCGCCGGGCGCATTGAACCGACGGTTGGGGGGGCTACCCCTATCAGTGTGAGCTTCAGCATAGATGCGCGTGGCGCCGATACAGACGCGGCTGCCAAGTTGCAAAGTGTAGCCGGAGAAATCCAGCGCCGCACCTTTGAGGCCGTCTTTGCCGCCATGGAGCGCGGCGGACGCTATGCCCGCATTTCAGGGAGGCGATAAATGCCCATTCTCTCTCTTCCAACCACGCCAGCCTGTGCAGCCAGCCGCTTCGGTCTGGTGAGCAATACCCAGAGTTTTCATAGCCCGCTCAGTGGTAGCGTACAGACCCTCGAGCGGCCCGGTGCGCGCTGGCAGGCCTTTTACAAGCTCCCGCCACTGAAGCGGGCGCAGGCGGCGCAGTGGCAAAGTTTTCTTACGCAACTGCGCGGTGGGGCCGGGCGCTTCTATGGTTTTGATCCTGATGCCCGTACGCCGCGCGGCAGCGCCAGTATGCAGCTCACCAGCGGCAGTAACCAACTACGCAACAGCATGGGCGCGGGCGCGGTGGTGGGCATTATCGGCAGTGGTGGCGCTGCGCCCACCCACTGGAGCTTCTCGGGTGCCAATGGCTTGACGCGGCAGGTCACCGCGATTGGCAGCGACAGCGGCTATGACTATATCGAGGTGCGCTTTAGCGACACGCCCAGCAGCAATTTCGCCTTTGTGAATTTTGAGACAGCGACGCAGATTAGCACCAATGAGGGCGAGGCGTGGAGTGGCGCTTTCTCCTATAAACTCAGCGGCGGCAGCACCAGTAACATCATCGCGGTGCAGCAGCGCTTTGAGCAGTGTAAAGCCGATGGCACCCAAACCGCCGCACAGTATGTGAATGTAGGCACCCTTGATGCCAGCTGGCGACGGGCCAGCGCCACCCGTACCATCAGCGACACCACGCCGGACAGCGTGCGGATCCGTAACGGGTTCTTCCTCTCCCTCACACCAGGCAGCGCGATTGATCTGACCGTGCGTCTGGCCCAACCGCAGCTGGAGCGAGGCAGTTCGGCTTCGGCTTACATTCCCACCAGTGGCGTGGCGCGATCGCGGGATAGCGGGGCGCGGATTGATGGTAGCGCGAGTGTGGGGACCACGTTGAACACCTGGAACTGGACGCCCGGCAGCACAAACATTTTGCGTGTCGGCGATTATGTGGCGTTTGAAACCGCCTTTGGCCGCGCCCTGCATCTTCTCACTGCTGATGCCAGCAGTGATGCAACTGGCCGTGCAGCGCTGAGTATCGAGCCACCCTTGCGTACGGCGCCTGCCGATAATACCGCGCTGATTCTGAGTAACGCCGCCTGTGTGATGGCGTTGGTAGACGACAGCGTGAAATGGGAGAGCGATGCGCAAGGCATCGTTCAGATCGAGTTTGCCGCCGAGGAGAGGTTTTGATGGCCCGCGACATTGCCTCCCTCACTCTCGCTGCCGGCAAGGCCGGGGTGGTGCGCCCTGTTCTCCTCGCTCGCCTCGACTTTGCGTCAGGTGTGGTGCGCGCCACCTCGGCCCCTTTTGATGTCTCGTATAACAGTGAAACTTATCTGGGCGTGGGTACGCTGGGTCATGTCTCGGCGGTGCCGGAAGGGGCCGAGCTACAAGGCTATGCGGTTCAGCTCACCCTCAGCGGTGTGCCGCCCGAGATGATTGCGCTGACGCTCCATGATGCCTATCAAGGCCGCGATGCGCGGCTGTATCTGGGCGTGCTGGATGAACAGCATCAGCTCATTGGTCAGCCGGTACTGCTGTTTCGCGGGCGTATGGACACGCTGGATCTGCAGCTTGGGCGCACGGCGACCCTCACGCTCACCATTCAAAGCCGCCTGTCCGACTGGGAGCGGCCACGTCTGTTGCGCTATACCCACGAGCAGCAGAAAGCCGATCACCCAGATGATAAAGGCTTCGAGTTTATTGCCCAGATGGCCGAAAAAACCATCATCTGGGGGCGGGTATAATGGAAATTACCGCTGCGCTCTATAAGCTTGAGCTTACGATCTGGCAATGCACTCAGCTCGCTCTTGCCCGCAAGAATCCGCGCTGGCACGAGCAGCCTCGCGCCCCAGCCGGAACACCGCAAGGCGGTCAATGGGTTGATGATGAAACGCAATTAATTGGCGGAGAGCGGCGTGTTTTTATTACCGCTGCTGTTGCTGCATTGGCTCGCGCTTTTAACAGAATACGTCAGTATGTCATTGCGACGATGAAGATCATTCCGCTTCCGCTTACCACAGAGCCGCCGCCGCTTCTTGCTGGGGATGATCATGTTGTTTATACGGGAAGTGCTCGCCGACCTTATATGCCCTACCTGGAGTTTGAGAGCTTTGAAGCCTTTAAGTATGTGCTGGGTGCTCTTGCACCGGGATATCATTTGCACCATATTGTTGAGCAACGCATGGCTGAGCGGTTGGGGAAATTCCCGGCACGGGCTGTGCATAATACGGATAATATCATCCTGCTAAGCCGAGAGGAACATGCGTGTATTAGCCGCTATTACAGTCGCTCTGGTGTTTTCAATCATCGCTACTATTCACACTTTCGGCTCTCTCTTAACGATGAGTCATGGGCTGAACAATACAGAATCGGAATCGAATACATATATAGGTGCCGCCGTGAAACACGATCTCGCAAACCTCGACGCCGCTGAATTGGCTCGTTTAGTTGAAGAACTAGCCCTCAAAGAGTATGCGTACAAGGACATGATGTCCCATACGCCGAGCACTGAGGCGCAGCTTATGGATGCATATGGTGATCAGGCTGATGGCTATCATGATAGACTAATCAAGATTGTTTGGGATGTATCTTCGCGCCAGAAAGAAATACTCCCGTCTTTTTTTCATTGCTTTCACATGATAATCCGAATGTGCGTTTGTACGCAGCGAATGCACTTATGAACACCTATTCAGATCAAGCTCTTCCTGTTTTGAAGTCACTAACCCAGCTTGAACGACGCGATGATGATGGCGAGTGGCTGGATATTACGCATATTCATATCATTCTTGATGCGGAAGCAATTATCCGGGCCCATTTGACAGGGTCGCCGCTTCCAACTTCTCAAGAACTTGACGACAGATTCAGGCATTACGATTAGCTCTCCGCGTATGAGGACATCATGACCCGCAGGTCCGATTGGCCGGAGCGGCTGGCACTTGTGCTGGCCGCATGGCAGCGCACGCCTTTTCTCTGGGGGCAGCGCGATTGCGCACACTTTGCGCTGGCCTGTGTACAGGCGGTCTCGGCGCGGGATTGGGCGCAGGTGGAGTTGCCGCATTATACCAGCGCTCGCGGTGCCGCGCGGGTACTGCGCCGCCTCGGTGTCGCTGATGTGGCTGCGCTGGCTGATCTGCTCTTGGGGCTACGCCTGCACCCGGATGTGCTGGGGCGAGGCGATTTGCTCTTAGTTGATGGCACCGCGCTGGGCGTGTGCTTTGGTGAAAAAATCTGGGCGATGAGTGAAACCGGACTGACGGCCCATGCGCGAGAACGCGCTAGTGCCGGGTGGAGGATCTAATGCCGACTATTGTTGCATCTGCTGTGGTAGGGGCGCTGGGGGTTACCGGCATCGCGGGCACTATTGCGACCGCGGCGATCGGTTTGGCCAGCTCGGTGGCCTTGAACAGCGTGGCGGCCAAGCCCAAGACCAGCCGCGCCCGCGAGTTGCAGGACCGCAGCGAGATGATCCGCAGCGCGACGGCACCGCGCCGCGTGGTCTATGGGCAGGCGCGGGTGAGCGGGCCGATTGCTTTTGCTCACACCAGCAACGGCCCGGCGGGCCAGCGCAATGCGGTGCTGCATTTACTGGTGCCACTGGCCGCGCATGAGATTGAGGGCATAACCGACGTTTATATCAATGATGACACATTCACCGATTATCCGGGCGCACAAGGCTGGCATGTGCCGCCGTCTGGCAGCAAATTCTCGGATGGTAACTTTTATGATGGTGTGACGGGCAGCTATAACCCGTTTCAATGGCGCGGAGCGTTAGGGACGCGCGAGCAACCCGCTGATCCGTTTCTACTGCGCGATGTGCCGCTGTGGAGTGATGCACACCGCCTGCGCGGCGTGGCGTATATCTACGCACGGCTGTACTGGAACAGCAGCATCTGGGCGGCGGGATTGCCGAATATCAGTGCGGTGGTGAAGGGCCGCAAGGTCTATGATCCGCGCACGCTCCTCACTGTCTGGAGTGATAACCCGGCGCTGTGCATCCGCGATTATCTGCTCAGTGACTTTGGCATGAACTGCCTGCCGGAGGAGATTGACGAGAGCAGCTTCACTGCGGCGGCGAATTTGTGTGATGAAGCGGTGGATGGTGGTAAACGCTACACCTGCAACGGTGTGCTGGCGCTCGATGAAAAGCCGATTGACATTATGGAGCGGTTGCTGAGCAGTTGCGGTGGCACGCTGGTCTATACGCAAGGGCAATATAAACTCTACCCGGCCGCCTACCGCGTACCCGTGCTGACTCTTGATGCCAGCTGTCTGCGCGGTGGTGTGAAGCTGCGTCCGCAGCCGCCCCGGCGCGAGCGGGCCAACACTATCTCCGGCACCTTCATTAACCCGGCCAAGAACTGGCAGGCAGGTGAGTTTACGCCCGTTATCAGCAGTATTTATCGCGCAGCCGATGGCGGCGAGCGCATTGGCCGGGATATGGAGCTGGCCTTTACCAATGACGCGCTAATGGCGCAGCGCCTTGCCACACTCCAGCTTGAACGCAGCCGCCGCGCCCTGACGGTGGAGGTGCCGTGTACCCTCGCGGCGCTGGATGTAGCGGTGATGGAGCCAATCACGCTGACGCTGCCCGAACTGGGCTGGAGTGAAAAGGTGTTTGTCCCTACCGAGTGGACGCTGGCCGAAGAGGGCGGCATTGATCTGGTGTTGCAGGAGGACGACCCGCAGATTTATGCGTGGGCTGGCGGCGTTCATACCGCGGCTGTGCCAGAGGTGGTGTTGCCGGGGCTGATCCCTGCTGCGCCATTGCTGAGTTTAAGCGATACCGTGAGCGGCGGGCTGGTGAGCCTGATCGCCAGCGCCAGCAGTCATGACGAAGCTTTTTATAGCCGCACTGAATTTGAGGTTAAACGCAGCAGCGCGAGTGACTATAGCAGCGCGGGCAGTGGCGGTAGTATTACTATCGCCGGGGTCGATGCTGGCGAGAGTTACGATGTGCGGGCCCGTAACGTGAATATCTTCGGTGCGACCTCAAGGTGGACCATCGCCACCCGGCAAGTGCTGGGCGGCAGCACCGGGCCAGACGATGTGGCAATGCTCAGCGGGTCGCGGCTTGATGATACACTGTATCTGGAATGGGCCGCGCCTAGCGGCATGATCTCGTACTATCGGCTACGCTGGAGTGCACTAACCAGTGGCGCGCTGTGGAGCAACGCGGTGGAACTTGCGCCGCGCATCACTAATTTGCGCACCGCTGTACCCGCCCGTGTAGGCAGCTATCTGCTGCGGGCCGTTGATGCGCTGGGGCGTGAGAGCGCTAACGCGGCGGTGTTTGTCAACGGTACGCCCGGCGGGCAGGGGAGCAGCGTGGTTGCCACGCGCACCGAGCATCCAGCGTTTAGTGGCAGCAAAACAAACTGCGTGGTCAATGGCAGTAATCAGCTGATTATTAGCAGTCTCACCGCGTTTGATGCACAGAGTGGCAATGTGGACAGTGCCAGCGGAAACTTTGACAGCGCGGGCGGTGGTGCCGTTGCCGAAGGCATCTATGAGTTTGCCAGCATGGTGGATTTAGGGGCAAAGTTTGTCACCCGCGCCAGTGTAGAGCTACAGACCAGTGTGATTGATCTGGTGGCGGATGTTGACGGCGCACCGGGCGAGTTGGATGCGCGGGAAGGCCTGTTTGATGGCACCGCCCCTAGCGCGGTGGATGTGGTGGTAGAGGTGGCGCGTACCGACAGCGATCCTGCAGGCTCGCCAGTCTGGAGCGCGTGGCAGCCGTTGGCGATGGGCGATGTGGTGGGGCGGGGCTTCAAGTTCCGCGCCCGCCTGCTGACTCGCAACCCCATGGCCACACCCGCGCTTGAGCAGTTGAGTGTACAGCTTGAGCTGCCGGACCGCGTGGCCGCCGCCGCAGGCCTCACCAGCGCGAGTGGGGGCGATAGCATTACTTTCAGCCCGGCCTTTTATGACACGCCCGCCATTACCGTCACGCCCACCAACCTGGCCAGTGGGGATATTGCGGTGATAACCGCGCGTAGCCGCAGCGGCTTTACGGTGCAGTTCAAGAATAGCGCCGGCACTGGCGTTTCCCGCAGCTATGACTGGGTCGCGCGTGGTTGTGGGCGGGAGCAGTAGATTCAGCGTGACTTGTAGCCGAAATGATGACCGTTATTCCAACGCTGCTTGCTTTTGCAGACGACGGCCATACAGATAAGTTGCGGCTGATACTCCACCCAGAGTAACCAGACTTGCCGCCATGAGCGGCTTGCTGGGCGCAGCCAAGGCGGCAAAGTAAACCGACATGGCACCGGGTAGCGGGGCAATCGCGCGGAACATGCCTGAGTGATAGGACAGCTGCTCGGCAGGCTTTGGGTCCTGTGCCATAGCATTTAGAGTGAAAGTTGCATTGGTGAACATATAACGGCTGGAGCGATAGGCAGCATAGGCAAAGGCTGCGCACAGCAGAGGATCGCGTACCGGATGCTTGTTTAGATCGGCGCTCAGCACATTAAGCGTCAAAAAGCCTAAGTTGAATAGGGTCACTACGGTCAGCATGCGCTGATGTTCGTCTAAGCTATCGATAAGGGACATGTCATTCTCCTGAGTTGGCTTAGGCGGCGGTCAGCTGTTCGATCTTGCGCTGGTCGCGGCGGATGATGGCGATGAGACTGCCTGTGGTCACAGCGCCTACTGTTAAAACGCCCACTTGTGCGGGGATAGATAATTCATAGCCCGGCATCATGAAAGAAGTACCTACAGCGTAGACGGGCGTTGTCAGCGCAACATCCCAAAAATGGCAATTCCGTACGTGCAGGGCATTGGCTTCGGGATTACTGGTAATGTTGAAGCGCTTGGCCGGGGTCGCAAGAAAGCGGGCAAACCGATACACCGCATAAGCATAGCCACCGAGTAAGACACTATTAAGCGGCGCATTGTGCGTCCAGCGCTTGTCGTCCACTGCTGATCCATAGGTGTTAATAGCCGCAACCGCCAGAAAGACGGCGGCAATCGACTTGTTCAGTCGTAAGGCTCCTTCAGGTGTCTTGTAATATGGCAGGTCTAAAATTGACATAATGCCTCCAGCAATTTGAAGGCCCGAGAGTACAAAAAACGCCCCGCCAAACGCAAGCTTATTCGCATCCAAAAACCACTAACCACATCAAGGAGTTATCCATGTCTCAGCATGATATGAACATTGCCAATCAGGGCTTTCCGGCCTTTCGCACCGATTTGAATAACGCGCTGCTGGCACTCGTCAGTTTGAGCAGCGGCAGCAGTGCGCCGCCCAGCCCGACGCAATATCAGCTCTGGCTTGATACGTCGGCTAGTCCGTTGCTGCTCAAAATCTATGACGGGGTGGACTGGATTGCGCTGAGCAGCATCAACACCAGCAGCAACACCGCCATGCCCGTGCTGGCCAATGATGCGCTCTCGGGCAATGCTGTGCACAGCGGCACCATCTCGGATTTTGCCTCGCAGGGCATTGATGATAACGCCACAGCCATTCGCCTGACGCTAACCGACAGCGAAACCGTGATTAACGGCAGCGGCGCGGCGCATGACATGCGTGTGGAAGGCGATAGCGATGCCAATTTGCTGGTGGTCAAAGCCAACAGCGATAAAGTGGGCATCGGCACCAATGCACCAGCCGAGAAATTGCAGGTGAGCGGCGTGGTGCGGGCCAATGCTTTCACGTCCTACACCTTCACACTGGCCGATGATGCCGCCACCAGCATTGATCTTGGCGCGGCCGCGGCGGGCTGGTGTTTCCTTAGCTCCTTCAGCGCCAGCACCGCGCGCGGCGCTTTTCTGTTCAAGGTTGGCGCCTCGCCATTAGCCGATACTGCGCTGGGCACACCGGGCACGCTGGGTACGGGTACATTGGCGGGTGCCACCGGGGTGGATGGTGAGTTTACCGTGCGGGCGCATACCGACAACAAACTTTACTTTGAGAACCGCACCGGGGCCAGCCTTGGCTTTACCGTAGCGCTGGTGGCGCGTCATGTCTGATGCGCTAGCGGAGCGGATCAGCTTTGCGCATCAACTGGGGCAGCTGGAGGGGCGCATCACCGCGCTGGAGCGCAAGGTGGATGTGTTTGAGCAGCGCATCGAGCGGCAGCTGGGCGCGATAGAAGGCAAGCTTGATGCCCTTACCAGTGCGCTCAACTTCGGGCGCGGTGGCTGGAAGGTGCTGGCGGTGCTGGCCTCGCTTCTGGCAGCGCTGGTAGGCGTGGTGAACTGGGTGCTGGGGGCGGTGGGGCGATGATGAAAAATCGAGACAAACTCAAACGCGGGGCACGGCGGATCAATGCCGCTGGGCTGGCTCTAATCAAAGCCTATGAGGGGCTGAGCCTGCGTGCTTATCGCTGCCCGGCGGGGTTATGGACGATTGGCTATGGTCATACCGCCACCGCCACGCCGGGGCAGGAGCTGCGCGAGGAGCAGGCCGATGCACTGTTGCTGCACGACCTGCGCGGCTTTGAAAAAGCGGTAGCCGAGCTGGTGCAGGTGCCGCTCAATGACAATCAGTTCGCGGCTCTGGTGTCACTGGTGTTTAATATCGGCATTGCCGCATTCAGCCGCTCGACCTTGCTCAAGCGGCTGAATGCGGGCGACTATGACAAGGTACCGGGCGAGTTGATGCGATGGACCAAAACCGGTACGCTGGAGCTGCCCGGCCTTGTGCGTCGCCGCACGGCAGAAGGGGACTTGTGGATGCGAACCAACTAGGCCGCGAGGCGCTGCTGAGCGGCGCTGGTGAGGGCCACGCCTAAGGCGATCGGCGCAAACATGATCTTCTGATTGAGGGAGATGACGTTGGTGCTATCGTCCTGGCTCAGGATATGCGCCACATCGTCCAGCGTGCGGGTGATTTTTTCGTCAGCGGTAACCTTGTGCATAATCATCATCACGGCTGCCACGAGCACCCCGATACAGAGTGCGCTACAGAGATAAATCAGACCAAAGGACAGAAACAAGCTCATGGTCGCCTCGCGCTGTTAAGGGGTTACTTGTTAAGTACTGCTTCACCTTACTGCATGATGAGGGCCAAATTCAAAAGGATTCAAGGTTAATTCATTTGGCATTTACCAAGCATTTTAGGCAATACTGTTAACCAAGGAGTTGGTATGTCGGCTGCTGTGCTCTTACCGGTACTGGCCCCGTTGATCGAAAAGCTCATCGCCCATATTCCCGACCCGCAGGGGCGCGAGCGGGCCAAGGCTGAAGCCGAGGCCACCTTGCTGGAGCTGCTCGGGCAGCAACAACAAGGGCAGGTAGAGATCAACAAGGTGGAGGCGGCCAACGCGCATCTGTTTGTGGCGGGCTGGCGGCCCTTCATCGGCTGGGTGTGCGGGGTGGCACTGGGTTATACTTATATTGTCGCCCCGTTCTGGGCGTGGGTATTAACGGTGTGGTATCCGGAGGTGAGCCTGCCCACGCTGCCGAGTGACAATCTGTTCGAGCTGGTGCTGGCCATGCTGGGCCTGGGCGGGTTGCGTACCTTTGAAAAGTTAAAGGGTGTCAGCCGTTAACCTTGCGCTGGGCCACGATCTTTTGCTAGCTTGCCGGGCATGATCTGGTACACCTCCCGCCACGCCTTCGCCGCGCTCAATCCGCCGGATTGGCTGCAGCATGATTTGACCGTGGCCGAAGCGCAGACCGCACTCCACCGCATGAAAACCCTAGTGCTGTTTGCCGATCAGCTTCCTCTCTGGGGACAGCAGAGCAAAACCAAGATCGGGCCCTATCCGCTGCGCGACCGCAAGCGCGCGCTGGATGCTATTGTACAGGAAGTGTTCGGGTGCTCACTGAAAAAGTCACGTCTTGCCCCCACGCTGGCAACCGTGCGGGAGTGCCATGCCGATGTGGATTCCGGCGCTGTTGATGGGGCCGTGGTGCATGAGCTATCGGGCCTCCCGTTCAGACAGCGCAGCTATCAGCAGCGCCCAGCACTGGCGCTGGTGGTGTTGGCCGATCGCCATTACTCGTTTTCCCAAATGGTGGCATTCCGCCTTCAGGTTCCGCGGTTCGAGCTGGCCCCGACGCTACGGGATGAAAGTTTCCAGCAGTTTGTCCTCTGGCACGAGCTGGGCCATGTGTGGCGGGCGCTGTGTCGCCCGCGGCCCCTAAACGACTATGACGAAGAATTTTTGTGCGACCGCTTCAGTATTCGCGGCTGTCTGAAGGCCGGACATCCGGAAGCGGCGGTGCTGCTGCGCCACTACCGAGCCTTGTCGGCGCTCACCGCGCCCATCAAACCGCCGCTCATTCAGTACTGGAATACGTTGCGGTTGTACGATCCAACCCACTCCTTTGCCACGAATATGCATGCCCAGATGGAGGTGAAAGCGCGCGCCGTCGGCTTTCCCGATGCCTTGGTGCATGAAGAGCCGCGCACTTTGTTCTGGCTGATGAATGGTTCCTGCAGTCGTGAGTTACGCACGATCTACAAGGCGGGGCGGGCGATGGTGCCTTTGGTCAAGGCGATTGTGGCGTCTGAGCGGCACTATCCTTACCAGTCCGGGCTGACCGCCCGCTTGGCCAGCTATACCATTCGCGCCGCGCAAGCCATGGTGCCCGGTATTCTGGATTAA